TCAATATTACAAAGAGACGAAAGAATTGCTTTAACTGCTGCTTGAATCGCTGTAAACACAACAAACGGAACACCAGTTGCACCACCAAGAAGATTAACCAACTCTAATTGTTCAGCAAGATTAGCAAGTGCTTGACGCATTGCAGCAACTACTTGAGCGAATACACTACTCAAGAAATTTTGAAGTTTTACAGTAAGTTGTTTTGCACTAACTAACTTACCAGTAACAACATCTAAGAAATCACCATCCTCTGCACGAATCAAAGAACCAGCATGATCTGCAAGATCTTCTACAAGGTATGATAACTTATACTCTAACGTTTTCCAAGGACCACCAACACCATTAGCAGCAGGATTAGGTTTATTTGAATTTCTTGGTTTGACGGGATTACCACCACTACCATTCATTACAGTCCCTACATTATTAGGAGAACCCTTACCAGAAATTTGACCAGAACCTGCTTGACCTTTTTGATTAGGAAGATCTACAGTATTATCTGTTTTTACTCTCACACCATCTTGTGCATAAACACTTGAGTTGGGATTCATGGGGTGTTTTGTCACCGCATTGACACCAACGCCAGGTTCCATCTGCTCACCAGTAAAAGCAAATTGCCTTATCTCCTGTGATTCTGGAGATTTTTTAACTCTCATAACACCAATAACTATTGGCATTTGAGCAGACTCTCCATCCATAAAGAATCCCATAACAATAGCACCAGGTTGCAGTTGACCAGAACTTTCACCCTGACCATCATTTCCTGGTTGGCATGTGTGTTGTAAAACTGTTGCCCATGGAAGATTATCTGTAGGAAGGTCTGCTGTAGTGCCACCTCTTACATTAGTGTAATATCCGAGCACACGAACTTTCACCCTACCTAACTCCATAGGGTCTTCATTATCTTCAACCTCACCAACCCACCAGTAAAACCCGTCTTTTCCAACAAAGTTTACCGAACCTTCATTAATAATTCCTTCAACTGAAGACATTGTATACTTTTATCCTTACGATTTATTTATTACGTTCGTGTCAAAGAGAATTTCATTGATGTAATCTTCTGCCCATTGGGGATCGAACCATTGACTCAAAACTGCTTTAGTTTTTTTATTCTTTCTTTGTTGTTTACAATAATAACATTGATCATCAATTCTCTTCATGGTATTGATCCATTCCATATCAAACTCAGAGTTTTCTACTATACCTTTATAGAGTTGAATAGATTCTTTAATTAGATTCATATACATCTCTCTTTCTTCCTCTGTTTTGATACGCATAAACTTACATCCTTGTGAGAAAACATCATCAGTCCATAAAGGTAAGACTCTATTCTCTTTAAACTTATACTTGTATGATATATCTCTGTATACATCAACATATTTTTGAGTTCCAAACACAGGTGATATATCAACAATTGCTGCAGTAACTGCATGAGGAGTTTCTACAATATCAGCACCAAAAATAGGTATAGGATAATCAGGAATAGGATATAATACACAATGCATTACAGAAATATTTTCCGTGTATCCAGTTTCCAAATGCATCTTTCTAAGTTTCTTACTCTGATGCATTTCATTGATAATGAATACATTATCATTTTCCACAATAGGATATTTGTTTTCCATATGTGTAACATCAGGAAAACTTTTTAATTCCTCTCTTATATAATTGGCAACTGTCATTGACAGTCGAACCCATGGTTTTATATACTTTCCAGAATCCATAATTAAACTCTCACAAACTTATATATTTCATCTGCACCCCAAACAATCCTACCTTTAGAGTCTAAGAATTTATCTCTCATAAAAAGTTTAGTGCCATACACAGCAAGTTCAGCATGAATATTATCAGTATCAAACTGACCCATCCATGCTGTACCATCAAATTTTAATACCATATCACAATCTTCATTGCGAGGTAAACCACTATAGGTTCCACCCCAATGTTCTAAAATAACTTCTTTATCCGATACTTCTACCAATTTCTTATAAGTTTTTAAATACGGATCATCAGATTTTTTTCTACCCCAATGAATCGAATTTATAAACTCATCATTTTGCTCCCACTTAACAGTTACAGATTTATATAAAGTAGGAGCTGATTGTGCTTGATGCTTATTAGACCAAGTTCCAAGTAACCATGATAAAAAGTTTGTCATCAATCGTCATATACTAAGCACTCTGGCTCGTCTGGATGCTGGTCACACCATAGTTCTATTGTGTTAGGATCGTGATGATCTCCTGCTGCTATCTCTGCTGCATGATGAGACTTATACTCTTCCAAGTCATGTAGTTCGCCTTCAATGTGACGACGCATCTGTGGATTAGTAGTTGGATCTCCAAGAATAGCTTGGTCTTTTTCAATATGCTGTTCTATTGTTTTCATTGTTGTACCTCGTTGATACATTAGTATTTATGGGCATTACTACTAGTTTCTTGGTATCGAATCTTTCAATAATAATGCTTCAGTAGACATTGTAGTACCAACAATCTTATGTGTCAACCCACCAATGACGTATCTTCCACTATATTTTCTATCTACATCTGTGGTTTGATTCCTTTTATATGTTGCAGGTACAATTACATTAATTCCATTTCCTGCATACAGATCAAGATTACCAGGAAATTTAATCATCAACTTAATATTCTTTAGAGATTCAAACCTCATCCATTGATATGCCTGAAGTTCTACCAATTCCTCATAGTTTTTTTGAGGATTATTTTGAAATTTTGGATCAAAAATTTGATTTGATAGAATAGTATATCTTGTACGTCTTGGATAGTCAACAATACTTTTAACTCTAGTATCTAATTGTGATAATGGATTGACCGATCCACTTTCATTTAAATGTGACATCTTTGGCCACATAGCATTAATACCATAACGGTAAGCATCCACTGACATATCTGTACTCAATCCCATCTTAGATTGTGTTACAGTAACAGGATCAAACCCTATACTAAATCCTGCCCAAGCACCGTTACGCAATCCAGTTAAGAAATCTCTCTCTTCTGGAAATACTATAGTTTCAATTTTAAATTGATCACTTGCATCCGAACCAGATGATTTTGTTGAATACACATAGGTGTACAACTTACTAGCACCTGAAACAAAATTAGTATCTGATTCAGTTTGATTGTTTACATCATCAATAATTTTATCAATAGACTTAAAATTAAAACCTAAACCATTTTCATAGAAAACAAATCCATTTTGAAGAGTACCACCCTTTCTTGCTTTTCGCACTGACCTTTGTGAAAGCCAATAGATACAATCAAATGGTCTCCAATTTGTTGCTATAAATTGCTGTTTATTTGTAGATTCTTCAATATAAATCTTCTTTTGAGTTTTTAGATACCTATTATCTGTTTTTAAAATTTGTTCTACAATTTCAGAAGATGATGTAGAATTGAATACAACTTGACTATTTCCAAATACGTTAGTGATCTCATTCTGTAAAAATTCATCACTAGAACAATTAACTATAAAGTTATCTGTAGTGTTTAGTCTTGTTCTTGCCTCAATATCATATGCTCTAACCCAATAAACTCTATCAAGAATTGTTCCTCTAATTATAATTCTAAACTGTTCAGATCCAGTCATAGCACCTATGAATCCTGAACCATCATTAAAAAGAAGTTTTGCCTCTATAGTTGATGAAGTAATACTTTCATAGATTTCAATACCCGTAATAAAATCGTATATATCATCAGCACCATCAGAACTTTGAAGTTTCTGACCATTTCTATAGACATTAACTTTTACCTCAACATCACCTGATTCACTTCTTCTAATACTTCCGCTTTGTGTGCTCATCTAAGTAAACCTCTCAAAGGATTAAGAGTGGATTGTAAAGTGGATGCAATCGATCCTATGTTTGAACCACCTCCACCAGTTGAAATCAGTTGTGGTTGTCCACCACCACGACTAGCACCAGCAACTTGTGCTAATGCTTGTTGTGCTGCTTGGATTGCTTGACTATTTACCCCATTTTGTTGAGCAACTGCTGCCATGACTTCTTTAATCATTTCTTGACTTCTTTCAGTTACCTGACGACGTGCATCATTTCTATTTTTTGTTTGTTGCTCTAGTTTTTTCTCTTTCCTTGCTTGTTGGAATTGACTTGGAGGAGCAGCACCACTAGCACCTCTACCACCACCAATTCTCATTCCTGCAGAACTTGATGATTTTCCAAACATCTCTGCCATTTTTTTCACTTTTGGAGATAATTCTTCCTGTTTCTTTTTAGCATCCTCTCCATGAGAACCTTCACGAGAACCTTCACCTATATGTCCTTCAAGACTATTACCACCAGCATATTCCTTACCAGCTTCTGATAAAATCGGTGTAGTACCTGATTTAGCACCAACATACTTAAAGTGAGCACTGTCAGGATTATGATTGTAAACATATTGCCAACCAAAACGTTTACCATTTGCTTTCAACCATTGATATCCTTCACCATTAATATCAAGTGCTTCTCCATATAAATGATGTGAATTAGGATCTCCACCTATTTCACTATTCTTAGCTTTACTTCTACCAGAACTTGCAACAAATGATCCTAAATTGATTCCAGAATCTTTCATTGCTGCAGCAAACATTTGTGCTGCTGGTTGTGAAAATACTAGAGGTCTACCACTTTGATCCCTGGTTCCTGCAACAGTAAATCCAGAACCTGTATCAGGGTGTGATGCAGGTTTGACTGCCTTTACTTTATTTTGTGTTTTTGTCTTCTTATTATTACTTTCTGATTTATCACCAAATCCAAAGAAACTCTTAACACCACCCATAAAGTTTGAGAAGATATTACCAGTTTTTCTTTGTCCACCACTATTAGATGAAGTCAGAGCCTGTTTATCCTTTAAAGCAAGAACATCAAATCCACCAACTTTTAATGCTCTAACCATTCCTTTACTATACTTGTCAGTAGTAAATCCCTTTTTAATATTTTCAGGATCTGCATTGGGTGAATATGCTGGAGCAACTGAAGCAATGCCATCTAAAACATTACCAAAAGCATTATAGTTTCCAGCATGATTACCCACATCATGCCAAAGTTTAATATTATCGTTTACTGCACTGGATAAATCAGGATATTTTGTCCAACCTGTTTCAAAACCCTTTCTAGGAATAGTACCCCATCCCCTATCACCAGTTTGACCAAAAGCATTAGTTCTATTTGTGGCAGTATAAACACTTCTCTTATTCCTAGCATTCAAATATCCTGTCTCGTGCATTGCCTGAGCAGCAACAATTTCAGGGAACTTTGCTCCTCCTGATTGTTTTGCTAGATTGTATACATGATCGAATGCACCTTTCTGTGAGAGTTTCTTAAGTTTTGGTAGAGTTCCTCCTCTATCAAAACCAGGTAAACTAAATCCCTGACTCTTAGCTTCACCTAACCTCTTACTTGTTAGGTTTGGTTGTGTTTTTGTTGCAGGAGTATTAAAAGGAACGACGAAAGCTCCCCCATCTGCCTTTCTAGCAACGTACTCAGTGCCGTGTCCGATGAACGAAGTGGATCTCCCTCCATCCAATGAAACTCCATATCCTGATTGTGGTCCACTAATCCATCCTCCTTGTGCAAATGAGGGTATATTCTTGACTTTACCACCCTGTGACTTTCCATCATCATTTGGATCTGGTCCTCCACCCGATCCATCTTCATTTAGGTGTTGGTAGAGTTTATATCCTCCATAAGCAGCACCTGCTAGTAATCCAAGTGCTCCAGCTCTACCTAGTAATCCCCTTCTACCTCTAATTAGATTATTATGAAGGAAAATTAGTACATTACCAAAATCTGTAATAATTCTAGTTGGATTACTTAACCAACGCATACCCAACAATAAAGTTCCAAGTCCAGTTAATCCTTGTACAAGTCCTCCTATCTTCTCCCAAGGACTAGATTCATCCGATAGTAACGTATATAATCCTTCAATAGTATTGACAACACCAAACTCTGCAACCTTAGCAATAAACTTTATAAACTTAGTAAGAGCTTCGATCATATTTCTTACTTTCTTCTGATTCGCAGGATCACCTAACCATTTCAAAGCAGGTATAACAATCGCTGCTTTGATTAGGGCACTCAGCATCTTGAACAGACCTTCTAACCAATTAGGTTTTTTTACTAAAGCAGCAGGACTAAATCCATCGAAAGATTTTTTCTTTTGTGTTTTTGTATAGTTTGCTTCAAATTCTTTAGCACTTTTCCTTGCAAATTCTAATCTTGCAAGTTGAATCTTTTTAAAGTCTTGAGCAATTTTACCAATAGAGTTTACAGTTGCACCCAAATTATTGATAGCAACAGTATTCATATTGAGAGAGTTTACAGTTGCACCTTCTACAGATTTATCACCACCAGAAGGTGCCTTTACCTGTACGAATTTGTAGAAATTAATTTTTGTACTTTTTTTTATGGTTGCCATTATGATTGTGCCTCTGCTTTTGCTCTCTCAAGTAAAGAATTTGCAGTAGATATTACTATTTCATTGAGGTTACCACCAGTATTTATTGGTACTCCTTGAGGGATAGGAACAATCTTCTCAATAATCGTGGGAATAGGAATAAACTCCATAGCTTGTTCCATAGCATATTCAGCAGAAAGTCCACCTTCTTTTAGTATCTGTTGATGTGCCTTATTTACATGTCCAAGAACTTTAGGATCGATACCCATCTCGGATGCAATTTGTGTTATAGCAGTCATCTTATCACCACCACCAAATAGACCAGTAACTGCCTTAAGGACTCCTCCCATACCCTGTTGGTCTGCAATCTGACTAATCAAACCCATAGGATCTTGCCTAAATGAGTCTATCATTGCCATTCCCTTTGTAACCATCGCACCCATTTCAGGATTGAAAGCACTTAAAGCACCTCCATAATTACCATCCATAATATTTTGAGCAATACCACCCCATTTAGGATTGAACGTATTTAAAGCACCCATATAGTTGCCACTCATAACATCACCAGCAATACTACCCCACTTAGGATTGAACTGACTTATACCACCAGTGATAGCAGCAGTCCAATTTCCACTCAAAGCATTAGTTGCTACCTGACCCCAAGGACTAGACATAAAGTTCTGGACTTGACCTACTACTCCACCGACACCAGGAATCATACTCAATGCACCTAAAGGATTACCACTAGCAACAGCATTAAGTCCTGCCATGATTGGGGCAGCACCAGGAATAAAGGATGCTCCAATTTGAACTATAGGATTACTAACTACCTTACTAACGGTTTTCTTAATACCCTTCCATAGACCACCAAGGAACATCTCTTGAGGTTTTTCCTTTCTGTTTGGAAATAAGTCAAGAAAATCCCACCATTGATTTTTCTTAATTTCTTTAGTTTGTTTATCTTTTGGTAAAGGTTTTGTTTCTTCCTTCTTATCTTTACCAGTAAACACTCCTGCAAAATCCCACCATGCCTTCTTACCCTTCTTCTCCTCCTTTTCTTCTTCCTTCTCTTCATCACTCTTAAATGGAGCAATAAGAGTATTAACAATCGTACCAAGACCAGGTAACTTCGATAAGACTTTATCAATACTATCTTTAAATCCCCTTAATCCCATAGCATTGACTACTGCTTCTTCACCTTGTTGTAATTGAGGAACAAAGTCACGAACGAACATGTATCCATCCATAAGCATGGATATAACACTAGTAGCACCAGCAGTAGCAAGACCAAATACATCTAAAATACCAGAAGTACCTTCAATCAATCCACCGATAGAATCACCTTGTGAAAAACGTTGATAAGCAAAGAAAAGGTTTACAAGACCACCAACAACAGGAAGAATTGCTGCTGCTCTCTTTCCTAATTTACTACCTGCCTTTGCAATACCCTCAAAACCAGCAATACCTTTCTTTCTAAGAACATCCGCTGCCTTATCCATGCCAGGAATCTTCATCAAACCATCCATCAATCCCTGACCAATTGCTTTGGCTTTATTACCAATTGGTTTAATAATTGGTTCAAGAGGTTTTAATACTTTTTCTTGAAGATATTTTCTAGCACCAGATTTAAGACCCTTAACTCCATCATTAAATTTATCTCCTGCCTGAGCATATTTTTTTGCACCCCAATCTCCAATTGCATTACTTGCTTTAACAACATTATCCCAACCCTTTTGAGCATGTTTTGATAAATTACTATATTGCTCTCCTGCCCAAGCAGGTAAATTTTTCAGACTTTTATGAACAGATCCAACAAACTCCTGACCCTTTTTAACACCCGAATCAAAAAGACCTGTAAAGAAATCCCCAGCTTTCTGTAATTTTGTTGGTTTATATTGTACTGGTTTTAAATTAAGTCTCTTCCATGCCTTAAATGCTTTTGTGGCATCACCACCAGAATTTGTTAGGGCATTGGCATATGCTCTCGCAGCATCATCACCATATTCTGCAAGAATCTTCTTATATTGTTTTCCTGCTGCTTCACCAAACTGATCAATAATAGTTTTTGCTTTAACTCTACCCCTAGGTCCATCTATACTAGCATCAGCA